TGTTCGCCCACACCCACTGGCTGAACGTCCGTGACGGCGTGAAGGGCGATGTGGACACGCTCAATACCAAGAGAAATCCGTATAAGTACTGTCCTGCGTACATTCTGCCGCATTGGGAGAAATTCAAGGCAAAGGTGCAGGCGTATCTTGATGATGACGAGCTTTACCGTGTAAGAAAGACATGGGATGATGCGAAATCGCAGACGGGTGCGTTCAAGAGCATGGATAATGCAAAGAAGTCCTGTGCTACGGGATATTCCGTCTTTGATGAGGACGGCGGTGTTGTACACAGCAACGGCAAGTCCTATGCCAAGGGTACGAAAGTGACACTTAAGGATGTAACGCTTTTTGCGTCCTCAACTGCCAAGACTGGTGTGAAACGCTCCGGCACGTTCTATCTGTATGACGGCAAGGTCGTGAACGGCAGAATGAGAATCACCAACAGCCCGAAAAACTGCGGTAATACGCCGATTGGTAAGTATGTGACGGGTTGGGTTGAGAAGAAGGATATTTGATGTTTATGCCCTCCGGGAGAATTTTTCTCTCGGAGGGCAATATTTTTTTCCAGTTTCAGATTTTTTGACCAGTTAATTGTAGGAGGTGTTTTTACATGACAACCGATGAAAAGCTTAAAATTGATAATCTCGTAAGTGCAAGATGCTCTGTTTCACAGATTGCACAACAGCTGGGATTATCCAAAAACACAGTCAAATCCTACTTGCAACGTAAGAAAATGTCAGATATCTGCCTGAATTGTGGTGCAGCTCTGAAACATATCGCACATCACAAAAAGAAAAAATTCTGTTCCGATAAATGCCGTATGCATTACTGGAATACCCATCCGCAGGAGATGTCACTGAAGAATGCTACTATTATTAAATGTGAAAATTGCGGAAAGGAAGTTTTCAGCTACCGAAAGAAACCACGCCGATTCTGCTCTCGTGCCTGTGCTGCTGAAGGGAGGAAGAAAAATGCCTGAAAATGTAATCGAATACAAAATTTCTCTTGCCGTATTCAGAAATTTTCTGAAAGCAGGACTTCTGACCTCTGATGAATTCGGACAGGCGGAACAAATATTAGCCGAAAAGTATGGGTTATCTTTGTGCAGTATATTCCGTGAAATCGCTTGACTTATCGCCGAAAAAGAGCGAATATACTCATAATAAGGAGGTGAACTGATGGAAAGGAAAATACATTTAGTCGCAAGACAGCCGCAGAAACCAAAGCTTTTGCGTGTGGTCGGCTATGCCAGAGTGTCCAGCGGCAAGGATGCCATGCTGCACTCGCTTGCTGCACAGGTGGATTATTATCAGAATCTGATACGCAGCACACCTGGCTGGCAGTATTGCGGCGTATTCTCTGATGAAGCGTTCACGGGCACAAAGGAAGATCGACCAGGATTTCAGAAGCTGCTTGAAAAGTGCCGAAATCATGAGGTGGATATTATCATAACCAAGTCTATTTCAAGATTTGCCCGAAATACGGTGACACTGCTCGAAATCGTTCGTGAGCTGAAGCTGCTCGGTGTGGATGTGTTTTTTGAGAAAGAAAATCTGCATTCCACAAGCGGTGATGGTGAGCTGATGTTATCAATTCTCGCTTCTTTTGCACAGGAAGAAAGCAAATCGGTCAGCGATAATATGAAATGGCGTATTCAGACCAATTTCAAGGAGGGAATGCCTTGGAATGCAACATTGCTCGGCTACCGCTATGAGAATGGTGTGCTGATTGTTGTGCCGACAGAAGCTGAAATTGTCCGCTTTATCTTTGAATCCTATTTGGATGGCGCAGGAACACAGAAAATCGCAAACGAGCTGAATGCCCAAGGAAAGATCACAAGGAAAGGCTGTACATGGCACAAAACCAGCGTAATGAAGATCCTCTGCAACTATACCTATACAGGCAATCTGATTTTGCAGACAACGTATTTATCAGACCATATCACGAAAAAGCCCTGTAAGAATAACGGCGGAACTGCCGAAATACCATGTCGAGGACGCTCATGAACCGATTATCTCTATGGAACAGTATCTTGCTGTACAGGCTGAAATCAATCGCCGAACAGAGCAATATCAACGCAGTAACGGGCAGAAAAAACATATCCATTTACAGGAAAGCTGGTCTGTGAGGGCTGTGGAAAGCACTATCAGCGAAAAAAGACGGCGACAGGTTATGTGTGGATATGCAGTACATTCAATCGTGAAGGAAAATCGGCTTGCCCGTCAAGGCAGATTCCGGAAAAGGTACTGGAACAGCTGTCTGCTGATGTGCTTGGAACTGCGGAGTTTGATGCGATGCAATTTGAAAAGCAAATCGAGTATATTGACATCTGTCAGAATTGTACTGTGAGGTTCCACATTTCTGACGGACGTGTGGAAACGAGAACATGGCAGGTACGCTCACGAGCCGAAAGCTGGACAACCGAAATGAGAGAGGAAGCGAGGAGAAAATCATGCCGAAAATCACAGTAATACCGTCAATTTACAATCCCGAAACCAGAATGCTGAATGAAACCGTTGTGAAAAGGCGTGTAGCAGCATACGCACGAGTTTCCACGGATTATGAGGAACAGATCACTTCTTATCAGGCACAGGTGCGGTTTTACACCAATTATATCAAAAGCCGCCCTGATTGGCAGTTTGTCGATGTGTACACGGATGAGGGCATTTCTGCATTGAACACCAAAAAGCGTGATGGCTTCAATCGGATGATCGCTGACGCTCTGGCAGGCAAAATTGATTTGATCGTAACAAAGTCAGTCAGCCGTTTTGCCCGAAATACTGTGGATAGTCTCTCTACAATCCGAAAACTGAAAGAACATAACGTGGAATGCTACTTCGAGAAAGAAAATATCTGGACATTCGACAGCAAGGGTGAACTGCTCATCACGATCATGTCGTCTCTTGCACAGGAAGAAAGCCGTTCCATTTCCGAGAACGTCACATGGGGACAGAGAAAACGCTTTGCAGAGGGGAAGGTTACCATGTGCTATGGTGCGTTTTTAGGCTATCGGAAGGGTGAAAATGGTCAGCCTGAAATTGTTCCCGAAGAGGCAGAAATTGTCCGCTACATCTACAGGCAGTTCATTATGGGACTGACTCCTTACAAAATTGCTGCCAATCTGACGGCACAGGGAATTCCGACGCCAGGCGGCAAACAGAAATGGGCGATCAGTACGATTAAAAGTATTCTGACAAATGAAAAGTACAAGGGTGACGCACTTCTTCAGAAACGATTTACCGTTGATTTCCTCACGAAAAAGACCAAGGTCAATGAAGGAGAGGTGCAGCAGTACTATGTGGAAAACAGCCATCCGGCAATTATTACACCCGAAGAATTTGACCTTGTGCAGGAGGAGTTCGCCAAGCGTGTGAACACGGGAAAACAATACAGCAGCACCAGCATTTTCTCAAGCAAAATCATCTGCGGCGACTGCGGCAGTTACTTTGGTTCAAAGGTCTGGCACTCCAACAGCAAGTACCGCCGTGTGATTTATCAGTGCAACAGCAAATTCAAGAATGAACACAGTTGCATGACTCCGCATCTATATGAACCGGAAATTCAGCAGAAGTTCCTGCAAGCCTTTGCACAATATTTCGAGCAGAGGGAAGTGGTCATCCGAAACTGCCGATTTGTTCTGAATCAGCTGAAGAAGCAGAATGCTGACCTTGAAACGTTGCAGGCGGAGTTTGATGAAATCAACGAAAAGCTGAAGCAGTATATTGCACAGAGTGTGGGCGATACGGAGAGTTCCTTGGATTATCAGACCTTGAACGAGCAGTACGAGGAAATTTTCGCAAGGCTGAAAGCGGAGGAAGAAAAAACTGCTGATCGAAAAGCACGATACCACAGGATGCTGAATATTCTGAAAATCCTTGAAAGCTCGGAATCCATCCTTGAAGCTTTCGATGAAAATGTGTGGAATGGCGTCCTGGAAAATCTGACCGTGTTCCATGATGGGAGTATGGTATTCCTGTTCAAGGATGGTACGGAAATAAAAATCTGATAGAAATAACAAAGCCCTCGGCAGTCAAAACTGCCGAGGGTTATTTTTTGTGCATAAATTCGTGGTTTTCGGGCGATTTGCACCCACCCTCAAAAAAATGCACCCATCTCTAAAAATTTGCACCCACCCCAAAGAAAAATGCACCCACTTTCGTGAGTGCATTTTCTACATTGTATCAATTGTGATACAAATATGGTTGGGGCAGCGGGATTTGAACCCACGAATGCAGGAGTCAAAGTCCTGTGCCTTACCGCTTGGCTATACCCCATTATGCTCTGCACTGCTGCTAAATATTCATCAAGTTATTTTACAGCAGATGCAATTAATTACTTGCTCAACCATTTTATTATAGCAAAATTCAGTTAAAAAATCAATAGGAAAAATATAATTTTATTATTTATCATAATACTTTACATTAGTCTGCGCAGTTTTACTGCGGAATAATATAGGGACGGGAGAATACTATGAAAAGAATAAAATTTATTACCATGGCCGCCGCTGCGGCTGCCTGCATACTGTCAACAAGCTATATTTCGACAGAAGCTGCGGATAAAGCTGCCGATACTCTGCCCGAACACTCATCCGAATGGTTCACGGATGATGAGGGACGCATCTTCTATTACGATGAAAACGGCGAATTTCTCACAGGCACACAGGAAATTGACGGTGAGGACTACCTGTTCTCCGCTAACGGAGTTCTGAAAACAGGCTGGCGCACCGTTAACGGAAGCCGCAAGTTCTTTGATCCCGAAACAGGAAAACCTCTCTACGGCTGGATAGATTACTGCGGCGAGAAGTACTTCATTTCCGAGGATTCGGGCAAACAGACAGGCTATTTCAAACCGAAGAACGGCTCCGCTTCTCTTCTGGACGAATACGGTGCCGAGATAACAGGAGAGGGTTTCACTTCCGTTGACGACAGTATATACTACTTCGACGAAAATGGTTCTCCTGTCTCGGGCGAGGTCACTATCGACGGCACCCCCTACATCTTTTCCGATAAGGGCGAGGAATACACCGAATGGCAGGTCCTTCACGGAAAGGCCTTCTATTATTCACCCGAAACAGGAAAGGCTCAGACAGGGTTCTTCCGCATTGACGGCAACACCTATTACGTGGACAAGGAAGATGGCAGGCTCACAGATATCGCCGTCATAAACGATAACGAGTACCTCTTCGACAGGAACGGCGTTTTACAGACGGGACTTCAGTACGTTAACGGCACCGCTCACTGCTATAACTTTGACGGTTCCTTCTCAACAGGCTTCACCGAAATAAACGGCAAGCACTACCTTTTCAACGAAAAGGGCGAAGGTCAGACAGGATTCTGTCAGGTGGGAGAGACTCTCAGGTACTTCAGCGAAGACGGCTCTATGGCTACGGGACTCGTGAACACGGAACAGGGACTGTACTACTTCCACAATGACGGAACCATTCAGACAGGCTTCCACGATGTTGAAGGCAATACCTACTACTTCGCATCGGACGGCAGAGCTGCAAGCGGTCTTGTTTCTATAAACGGCTCCAAGTACCTTTTCGATGACGAATGCCGCATGAGAAGAGGACTTGCTTCCTATGGCGGAAGCACCTACGGATTCGCCGACAACGGAAAGATGCTCTACGGCATAAACGAGATAAACGGCAAGAAGTATTACTTCTCGGTGGACGACGGAAAAATGGGTACGGGACGTCTCATCGTAGAGGGCAAGAAATACTATTTCGGTCCGGACGGTGCTATGCAGACAGGCATCCTCTCTATCGACGGTAATAAGTACTACTTCTCCATTGATGACGGCACCATGCAGACGGGACGCCTTATCGTCGGCGGCAAAAAGTACTTCTTCGGTACGGACGGTACTATGCAGACAGGTATGGCTACTTTCAGCGACGGTGTATACTACTTCGGTCCCGACGGTGTAATGGCTACAGGCTGGCAGACTATAGACGGGCAGAAATA